CCGGCTTTGCCGGTCCTGCATCTTTAAGACAAAATGTCCTAAAGTCGATCTTTCGATCGTCCTCTTGTTAGGACTTAATCCTAACAGGGAGATTACTCTTATGACATACCGGAATGAGGAACAAACTTTATATTTTCCACCGAATCCCGAATCTTCTGTTAGTCACTACCACAAAAATTATTGTAGTAGTTCTAATAGTCCTCGGATCGATGGCAAACTTAAGTTTAAACCTAATACCCTTGATTTTGTACGCAAAACGTACAACTCCTATGGCGGTAGATCCACTATGTGGTCTAACTCTACCTCTGTGCAACACAATTCTTTTTCCACCTTTGGAATTGGAAACGTGTTTGCGGGTAATTCCGCGAGCAGTTGGAAGGATGATATTGACTATATGGCCGTGACAAAGTTTTACTCTGACTTGGCCGATATCAAGCTCAACCTTGGACAGGTACTAGCCGAACGCAAACAGACCATTGATCTAATTGCTACTACAGCTGGTAGGATTGCTAACGCTTACAGCTCGTTACGACGCGGTAGAAACCCTTTTACGGGTTCTATCGTTAATCGTAACGATGCCTCTAAGTATTGGCTTGAGTACACCTATGGGTGGACTCCTCTTCTTTCTGATGTCTATGCTGCTATGGAGATTGAAAAAGTCTCCCCGCCGCCTGTTCATTATAAGAAGAGTAGAACCGGTAACCAGTCTTCTGGTCCTTATCTTGCTAAGCAGATACATATTTACTCCTCGCCGCCTTCATGGAATTCGTTAAATATTGATTTTAACTATTATCATGATAAGCGTCTGGAAAAATATCGTATCTGTATCTCAGCAGATGTTTCCGTTTCTGATCCATCAGTAGCCTTCGCTCAACAGCTTGGGCTTACTAATCCTGCTCTCCTAGCTTGGGAGTTGATGCCTTATAGCTTTGTCGTCGATTGGTTTCTACCTATCGGCGGCTGGCTATCTGCTCAACAAGCCTTGCTTGGTTTATCCTTATCTCGTACCAGTGTGACACGTACTTACGTATGTATCACTGATGGTCACGCCGAGGTTATCCCTGGAGAGAATTCCTATGCCTATGGGGAGGAGAAGTATTCTTCTTTCGAAAAATACAAAACTCGCTCCTTAGACATACCAAACTTACCTTTACCGAGGCCGAAGAACCCTCTATCGGTAAGTCATGCTCTGTCTTCATTAGCTCTTCTACAACAGGTATTTGGTCGTAAGTGATCATATACTTCCTTAACCTATTTTGGAGCTCATACCTCTATGCCAGCAATTTCCACAATGGTCTTGGCCGATGGCCAAGCTACACCTGTAAATAAAACCTTTTCCGTCATCACAGCACAATCCGGTCAGGATTCTCCTGCTCGCTGGGCTGAACAGTCTACCGGCCTTTATGCCGGTTTTCTGCAAGTGACGTCATTGGTTCGTCGGACTTCAAATAAGTCCACGAAGATACAAGTGAAGGTTACACTGCCGAAACTGTCTACCGACGGTACCAACACTGTTATCCATACTGGTATTGCATCTGTTGATGTAACCATTCCGGATACAATGTCTTTGCAGGAACGTAAAGATATCCGTGCTTTTATTGCTAATGCCCTTGATCATTCAAATATCAAGGATGCTATTGAGCAGCTGAGTCCGAATTTCTAAATTAACCTGAAGGTACAGCTTTTATGTCTTCACATAAAATTGAGTTCGGTCTTAACCAACTCGCGTCGGTCGCCAGTAGATTGTACGAAGATCTGGATACACCGGTCTCATTATCTTGTTACTTAATGCTTAAGTATAAAGATTTCGATTCCCTTGTATCACACGATATCAAACCGTACAATTATCTGACTGCATATTCTTTTCAACTCGATTATCAGGCTGTTTCTTTCCTTAAGAAATGTCCTGATCTCCCTACGACTTTTAGTCGGACGGATAGAGCTCTTGAAAAGTTTATGGATGCTGAGCTTCAATGCAGAATGACTAATAGCAGACTCACCAATCTCTTATCGGGAAATCCGACGCTACGTGGTTTATTATACCACGCAAGTGAAAAGATAAGAGGAATACTTGGTGATGTCCCGCCTGTGTCACATATGCCGTTGAAGTTTGGCCCAGGTGCCTCGAGCACTTGCAGTGGTAGTAGTGTTAACTTGTTAACAAAACTGCAAAGCAAACTTGAGTGTTCAATTGATGCAATACCATTAGTCACAGAGATGTTGAGATTTAACCATAATTGGTTATCTTCTCATCTTCAAACTGAGATTAGTGGTCCTTGCTCGTTGATCCATCCCTTGACTTTTTCAGTTAGACCCTATAATGATCTTAGTTTTGTTCCTAAGAACGCCAAGATCGATAGAGCTATCTGTATCGAACCTAATTCGGTCATACCATTGCAATTAGCTCACGGTTCCTATATTAGGAAACGTCTTCTATTTGCTGGTCTTGATCTTAACAAACAAGCTGACGTTAATCGTCATTTTGCTTATTTAGGTTCGATCGATGGTACTTACGCAACCATCGATTTGTCAAGTGCCTCTGATACCATTTCTTACGAGTTAGTCAGGTTGCTTTTGCCCCCTGCCTGGTTCGATAGATTATCAGCGCTCCGGTCTGAATATACTCGGTTGCCCGATGGTTCCTTTCATTTTAATGAAAAGTTTTCATCTATGGGTAACGGATTTACATTCGAACTTGAGACGCTAATCTTCTATTCGATCCTTCTCGCGTGTCGTACGGACAGGAAAACTGAGGTATATGCATTTGGAGACGACTTGATCGTACCAACTGCCGATACAGACTTAGTTCTCTCTGTTCTCGATTACGCTGGCTTCTCTATTAATACTGACAAGAGTTTCTCTTGCGGTCCTTTTAGAGAAAGTTGCGGATCTGATTTCTTCTCAGGATACAATGTCCGACCCTACTTTTTTAAAGGTAAGCTTGGTAATGTTAGTCCTTTTGAGATCTATCCGGTACTTAATGGTATTAGGTTTTGTGCTTCTAGGTTTGCTGGTCGTGATACTAAGTATTGCGATAGCATTCTTCGTCGCACATGGTCAAGTCTCCTCAAGTACGTTCCTCTTTGTCATCGTCACTTTGGCCCTAGTGGTTATGGTGATAATGTCATTGTTTGTTCTCGCCGTGAAAAGGCAGAACGAAGCGGTTCGTTTCTTGGGTCACTCGACATAAGGCAAGTTATATTTAAGCCTGTTACTTATTTATTAGGTAACAGCGACTATCATATAGCTACTAGGATGTCTGCTATCTCATGTGGTCACCGCTCACGTATTTCTATACGTGGTCGTGGATCATATAAGATAAACAGTCTCAAACTCCCATTCTGGGAATGGGATCAATATGCCTGGATTTAAGATCAAGGTATTTTAGGGCTCACGCCCGGGTTGTCATTTTGACGTAATAACAGAAAAGGC